ATTCTAAGTTTGCGAGATTGTTTTTCGTGAACGAAAAAGATGCGGAGGATTCTCTTCATAGGTTCCCTGTAAGAAATACAGTCGACTTTTTTAATAAAGGTCGTTTGTAATCTCGGGTAATCTTGGTCCCTAAGGACTCAAGAGGTCCCCGGCTCATTTCTTGTGAGCCCGTTGAGAATCAATATATCCAACAAGGACTTATGTCCTATATGGTGGATCGCATCGAGACTCACCCTCTTACTTCCGGTTTTGTGAATTTCACAGACCAAAGTATTAATCGCGATTTTGCGCAGGGTTCGTCTATAGATCGAGAATGGAGCACCCTTGATCTCAAGGATGCATCAGACATGAATAGCTTAACGCTTTTCAACCTGATATTTGGTTCGACGCTTCTCGGTGAGGATCTTCTATTGGCTAGAACACCGGCCACCAGGTTACCTGATGGTCGACTTATAACCATGAAGAAGTTTGCGCCTATGGGCTCCGCAGTTTGCTTTCCTGTGATGGCGATTTCCATTTACCTTTTGGTTGTGGCATCGCTTCACTCTACGGGTTTATCCCTGGAAGAAGCTCGCTCGTCCATCCTTGTGTATGGAGATGATATCGTTGTTCGTACTAAGTACTTCAACCTTACATCTGCTATACTGACCCACTATGGTTTCGTTGTTAATACAACAAAATCCTTCAGCAGAGGCCACTTTCGTGAATCCTGCGGTGGTGACTTTTACAAAGGTGCTAACGTGACTCCTACGAGGTTACGTAAAATCCGTAAAACTGGTTGCGTAGGCTTAGATAAGCGTTTTGGGCTTGCCGCACAATATGTAAAGCATGCTAATGAGCTTAGTGCTAATTTACTCTTTCACACAGCTGAGTATTGGTATACTCTAGCCGAAAAGACCTTAGGTAAATTACCTTATGGCACTTCGGATGCGCCCTACCTTTGTAGGTTAAGCGCATCACCTGAAGAGGCAGCACTATACTCCGACGCTCGTCTACTGGACGGTTACCAACGTGTAACTGGCTGGGTCATCGATCCTCAAAAGGAAAGATATGACACAAGCGCATGGGGACACCTTATGAAGGTGTTGAGGCTTATGGGGCAAAACATTATTACCCCAAAATATGGTCAAATGACCATGCCTCGGAAATGGAAACTCAAACGTAAGCGCAATTTAATTGTCGCTTAATGTTTGATGGGAGTGAGTATTACGTGAGTTTGTAACTTAACAGACTTTCGTAAGTTATGATACTTTATCACGCATGGGCTCACTCCCCT